GTGCTAACTAAACTTGTCGTCCCATCGTTGTTTGTACCTCTAGTAATGTCTAAGTGTTTCTTTTTACCAAACACACAAACATTAAACTCATCAGCGCCTCCTTGCCTGGTTGGCGTGGAGGTGTGGTGACCTATTGTGGAATCTGGGACAACACCGATACAATCTCCTCTGGTACTAGCAACAGTAGAAACTAGATTCACTTGAGAAGTGCCACCTGTTGCTGCAAAGATCACATCAAGTGGAATGGATTTATCTGCTAAAGCGTTAGCACCAGCAGTTGGCTCACTCCTGTTTGAGTCAGTACCGGTTGCACCAACAATACAAATACCACCATATTGGAGGTAGTTGTGGACTGCCCACCACTCATTTCTCCATGCCCCAGTAGGTCCATATGGCCACGCTGCACCTGTAGTTCCTGCCGCGTGAGTACCGGTATAATGATATTGGTTATCTGGCACAACACCTGTGGCTTCTCTAGTTTGCAACTTAGCAATCCAATCATTTGGAGTGCTTACCACCATAAGTCCTTCTTGCCTTTCAGCAGTGTTTCCTAATGCTAAGACCAATCCCTTAAAAGAATATACCCCACCCCGTACTAAGGAACCGGATTCAGAATTTGGTATTACATAACTTTGATCATCTATTAATACTGTTACATTTGGTCTAGCCATGTTGGGCTCCTTGAAGATATCTTAATATTAATAGTAGATTTCCTGTTTCAAACATAAAATTTACTATTTCTTTCGAGAATATTTATAGTTTTTGACTTTTTACCACACCTTAAACCATCGATCTTCACCATCCCATTCTCCTTCATCATCTATTCCAGTTTCTATAAATCCAAACGGAGACAGTTTTTCTTCTACATTTTTTATTTGTTCTTTATATATTTCTTTTCTTATATCAGATTCCATTAAATTTTTAAAATGATCTTGTCTGGTTAACCAAGCAAATAAAACCAACGACATCACCAAATCATCATTATATCCATTATCTGCTTCGTATGATTGGGATTTTGCAACAAATGTTGTTAACTCGTTTATTGTGTCCATATCTTCAATTATTATTTTATCTTGTTCTAATAAACTTTTCAATATAGAACATCCTAATTTTTTAACTACCGATGATGTCCTGACTCCATAATAGGTTGTTCCTTTCCCACTAGAACCAAACCCAGAAGATACTATTTGCCCTTTTCTTCCCATATGAGTACAAAATAAAAGGTTTTCATATTCCAAATCTTCATATAAAATATCTGCTACCTGACCACCAATATCATTAACTTCCACTAGAACGTGAGCATCATTATATTGCTTTGCAACTGTAGAAACAACTGTAGGATATACCATAGGAGCAATTATATTGTTTTTAAATCTCGCAACAAGTTTATATGGCATTTGTGTTGCATCAATTACAACAAATGCACTATAATCCAAACCCTGTCCTCTTGCGGTATCTACTGTCATAAAATATGTGTGATTTTCTTTTGGTTCTTCATATATCCACAACCCATCTTTGTTTTTTACTTTAGGAGTAACCCAAGAAAGAGAGTTTAATTTACTAGACGAAATGAGTGTATTCTGTGATCCAATAAAATCACATTCAAATTCTGTTTGAAATTGTTCTTCACTAGTGTTTGCAATTGTTTCTCTCTTCCATTCTTGATCTCGTAAAGGTCCGCCGGGGTATTGGGGAACTTGGCTCCAATGAACTTCAATTGGAATGTATTCATTTCTCCCTTCCTCACCAATTTTTTTGTTTGCGTTTCGCCAAAAATGGTAAAACATATTTAAACCATTTGGTGTGGACACCATCAATACTTTTGTTTTCTGGCCAGAAGTAATAGTAGGATAAACTGAACTGAAAAATTCTTCAGATAAATTCATAGGGATGTGAGCAAATTCATCAAGGAAGATTAGGTTAAAAGAACCACCACGAATGGCAGATGCAGAAGTTGAAGCAGCAACTATTTTGGATCCATTTTCCAATTGAACACTGCCTTTATTCCACTCTATTATTCCTTGTTGTAACCAAAGAGGAAGATATTCATATGCTAATCTAAGCCTTCCTAATATTTCCATAGCAGTAGATTGTTTATTTGCAAGAACCGCAACATTCATATTTTGATTAAATAAAACATAATGAAGAATGTATGAGATGAGAGTTGTGCTTTTCCCACTCTGTCTTGGAAGTTTTGCAATAACAAATCTATTATTCTCAACAGTTTCTACTATATGTTTTTGATAATCATATAAATTGAATGGAACTAAACCTTCATCAAGAGAAACTACCTTAATATATTTTTCTATAAAATAGATAGGATCCTGAGAACATTTAATATATTCTTTTACCTGTTCTTCGGTAAACCCTATCTCGGTTCCGCTTTCTTTTAGATTTTGATTACCAAGATATCCTTTTTGTTTAGTTGTCATCTATTTCCTCAATATCAATAATATCACCCTCAATCACCTTCTTTGAACTTCTGGACTCATTAACCAAATCCAAAAGATCTCTTGTTGATCCAACATATATGGAATTGTTTGTTGTTGATATATTCGTTTCTTCTTTTTTTAAGTCTTTCATTTTATTATGAAGATCTATTAAATCTTGATTCATTTCAGAAACTGTTTTAATCATTTGAGCAGCAACTTCATATGCTCGCGGAGCATCTCCCTCGGTTGCTACTCTAACAATACCATCAATCGCATCCTCACCTATTGATATGAGATCTTTCATGTTTCTTCTGACTAGCATATAATCAGTTTCTTCATGAGAAAGATTATCAATTACTTGTGGTAGTTTTTTTGTTTTAGTTTCTAATTCTTTGGGATTTTCTATAAAATCAGTTTCCAAAGCATCTGAAAGTTTTTCATTCACTGTTTTTTTAGGTTTCATAATACTGCTCATAATATTCCCTATTACCTGCGGTGTATCCCTCACCTGTGAATCCACCAGTTATACCAATGCGAAGATCGTGTGCGCCAGTAACGGGATAACCAAACTTCTCTGAACTTCCAAATATATCAATTTCTGATTGTAGAATAATCTTGGAAGATTTGGCTGGACCGTATATGTATGTTTTTGCTGAAAAATCAAAAGTCGTAGTGATGTTTCTTCTAGTATCAAAATCTCCCTCATATTCCTCTGTAGTATTTACAGAGTTTAGGACAATAGGAACATCTATCTTATTATTGATATCATTTATTTTTAGAGTAACAATAAACTCTGGAGTAAAATACGGAAGAATTTGTTCTACTATTTGTAGATTGTCATCGTGATTTCTTGCAAAAACATATAAACCAAAAGAAACATTATATGGAACTTCATTATAATTCCAAGAAGATGACAAACCATCAGAAGGTGTATATGATCTAGTTCTTAATTTATTTGTCTTTCTAGTATTATCATAATTAAATCCCGTAATATCAAAACCCAATTGGGGGAGTGTTATTTGTACTCTTGATCCATCCGATATACTACTGGATTCGTTTATCCTTCTTATGAATTTTTCTTTTGGACCATATGCAACAGGGACACGAATAGTTTCTTTTGTAGTTCCATCTACATTTTTGCGGATAACACGAATATCATTAAACAGAGAACCAAATCCAATTACCATTCTTCTTATAGATTCATTATAGAATTGAGTAAACATCAGTAATCACCCTCCGAGAATGGATCCACTTCAGTGAAATCAAAGATGGAATCTTGATCTCTTAGAAGTTCAAAGTCTTCGTTGTCACCAGATGGTAAATTATCTGTAGGTTCATGTGGAATAATGAGTGTAGTTGTTGTGCTACTATTAATTTCATATTCTGCACCAGAGACTGCACCCTTGATGGTTTCACCTGATGCTGTGGATATTGTTCCTACTATATTTGTAAGAGTTAATTTTGTGAGAGTGGATTCCCAATCAATAGCAACTGCTGTTGATGTTGCATCTGTTAGAGATGCACTAGAACCAGTGGTTCCAGAAACTTGGAATATAGTTTCACCCTCAAAGAAGTTTGTATATGCAGAATCACTTACTCTTGTACCGAGGTCAAACTCAACAGCAAATTTCTTTCTTGCTTCTTCTATAGAATCAACATCCGTAAACCCAGTATCAATTTCTTCTTCGCTATAGGTAAATACCTCACATTTCAATCTGTAAGTGTAAAGTTTTCCTGCCTGATAGAAAGGATTTTCGTGTTCTACAAAGTTAATTTCAAACAGAGTTTTACTAATAGGAAAGAATATCAAATCACCTTCTCTTGGTCTGGTGATGGATTCATATACGGTTATTTCTTCTTCAAATCTCTTTTTTGAAATTATAAGTTCAATTCTATCTTTTATTTCTATTCCAAATTTTCCAAGAATATCACCTTCACCCTCAAACCCATCAACAGATTGAATATACATTTCTAAAGAATAACCTTCATCAAATTTAGATGTAGTGTCTTCTCCGAACAATTTATCTTCGTTAACAAGACTTCTTGGAATATAGATCATATCTTTTCCCATAGATTTTATTGTTTCTATGGTAAGATCTTCTATGAGGTCTTGTTCCCCATGATATTCTTTAAAATAAGGATTTCTTGCCATCTAATTATCCTGTCATAAAATCTATAGGCAATTCATATTCAAGTTGAAGTTTCTCTTCAATTCTCTCTATTTCTTCTGCCGCTTGTGCATATATTTCCCCACCCCGTAGTGAGACTCCGCCAGGTAATTGTACTCCATCAAATTTTGACATATTTTGACCCCACTGTCTTTTTATTAATGCAGTGGTATATTTCTTTAACCATATGTCATTGTATATTTCAGTGAATGTGGTTGATGGTAATTTCACATATGCTTCTATCATTAGGTAATTACCTAGAGTCAGATCTGCTGATCTAGTATCTAAATGTAATTTATTTGTTGTTTTGTTAAACCTTATCATTTTTTCTGGTTGGAACATATCTTGGATCATATTAATATATCTTTTGGTGGAATCGTATCTAGCCAGTCCCATTGAACTGTTGCCTCCCAATCCTCTATTTATACCAAAATAATCAGTTAGAGCCATTTGATATCTAACATCAAACATATTCATGTTAGCAAAGTTTCCAAACTGAAACACCTTCACTACTGAAACTATATCAGTACCCGTTGGTGCATCTCCGGTAATACCATTAATTGGACCAAAATTGCTGGTGTCGATGTATAAATTATCTTTGTTTGCTTGAGTTATTTGATGCTTGAAAAATGCTTTCTCAACGCCATCAAAATGTCTCTGTGAGAATAAATCTAAGGCATCTTCTACCCTATCCTCACACTGTTGACGATCAACATTGATTTCTATAACTGGTTCACCCAGAGATCTTAAAGAATAGGCAATAAGATCATCTTTAGAAGATATGGACATAAAAAATACTCCTAATGTTTCTTCTAATATGTATAAAATGACATCAGGAGTATTGATTAAATAGCATGGCTTTTATTCTTCTGGTTCTGCTTCTTTTCCTAATTTTACTGGAATTTTCTCAATGACCTCATAATCTACATTCTCGATGTAGTATTTTCTAGTAATTGGTTCATCTGCTTCATCTGGAGTGCTTACAATGTAATTAGCAAAACCTGGCATATTTAAAGGACATGCAACTTTTGGGTAATCTAATTTGCTATATTCATCTGCTTCTTGGATCAACCATGTTCTTTTCGTATCTCCGCATCCACAAGCGCCGCAATAATGTTTACCTTCTTCAGTTTTACTTTCCAATAAGTGTTCACAAGGAGGAAGTAGTCCACCAGAACCTTGATTACCAAAGCAACTTAAAACCCTAAGTTGCTTTATTGGTTTGTTTGCTTTTTGATTGTTTAGATTTCTAGAAGCCAAAGCACTAGCAAAACTTTGAATCATGCTTAATTTCTTCTTCAGTCCCCTCTTATTTGGATCTGCGGGAACTTTTCGGAATTGTACTTCACCTTCGGTTGGTTCATCGCTCATTTTAAATCTCCATAATTTAACTTTATTATAATTCCCAATAAACAAAAAACAAGATAAAAATTAATATATTTCAATCATTAATATTGGTCTTAATTTGTGGGAGGAGTTACGGGGGTTACACACAGATACAAATGTGTTATTCTTTTCCCCAAATTTTTGAACATACGCATAACGAATATTATTTACTTTATATAATGAGGATGACCAATAATATCCCATGTTAAACTCAATGAAGTTCTTTTGGGGATTGTTGTACGTTTTCAAATTCGTTTGAAATTCTGAAGAGTACACTTGTTTATGAATAAAAGCCAATATATCTTTTGAAGGAATGATCCAATTAACATGTGTATTATCATAATGATTATTGATTATTTTCTTTACGTTAGAATATGAAAAATTGGTATCATTTAATATTGCATTCCAAAGTGAATTTGTAGCATTTGCATTATAATCTGTACCAAGAGATGCAGAAGTAATTTCATATGGTGCAACAATAATTGCATATTTCTTTGAACCAGAATCTTCAATTTCATTGGTGTTAGAATAATATGATACCCCAGAACCGGTTTCAGAATTACCTTCACATTCTACACCTCTCCCATGCTCGGAAGATTTTGTATAGAATATACCAGCATATGTTCCTAAGTTCCAAACATCATTACCGATTTTCCATTCAGAAATATTACTAGAACTTATTTTTTTATTTTTCTTATAATCCATCATACCAATAGATCTATTAGAATCACAAAGATAAGGATCAAAGGATTGATCAAAACCAGCAAACATTCCTTTTTTTGTTTCACATAGTTTTTGATTTAGTACATCACATTTTATAGTTCTATCTTCATCATATACACATGATGATGCTTTTGCACTTTTTATTCCACGATTTACTGAAGTGTGATATATTTCTTTTTTCTTTTCATCCGTAATATTATCTGCATTCCATAAACCTGTTAATCTTCCTCTTGTTGCTCCCATCGGACCATAAAAAGTACCACTATAACAATCAGCAGGCTCATAACCACCAACTGCTTCCTCGTAGCATATAGAATTTACTTGATATGAACCACACAATTGCTCTGGTTCACAATCTTCTCCATTTTCTGGGCAACAAGGATCGTTATTTAATTTTTCCAAACACTCTACATCTGAGCAAACATTGTAGCAGGTTTCGTTATTGCTTTGATCTTTAACGCAACAAGCAGCAGGATATCTAACATCATTGTCTGGACCTTGACTTCTGCATAAACTATTTACCAATTCTATACTATCAAATGTTGCACAAGGAACACCTGCCCATATACCACCTTTACTATTACAATCACAGAAAGTAGTTTCAGAAATACCTCCCATATATGAATCTGGCTCACTAAAAAATTCATTAAAATTTTCAACATAACTACATGAACAGCAACATGCAACATCTGCTATGTCTGGGCATACAACACTTGTTGGATCATCTCCAATTTCTAATCCTTGGAAATACCCACCAGATGATATGCAATCAAGATAAGTAGAGCCATAAGCAGAGTCTGCATGTGGATCACAACATGCACCAAAATCTGAAAGATTTTCGCTATAATTAAATGCTGATTTTATTTTTGATCTGTGTTGAATGCTCATTTTACTAGTTTCCTATAATTATATTTATTCTTCTTCACATTCTGGGAAAGGACAATTACCCCCATAACATTCCATCCAAATACAATCACCACTTGGTAATCTGACATAGGTTGTGTCGGCAGGGGAACCTCCTAATAATAACGATTCACCACACACACCACACTCACATAAGTCACACACACAATCACCGGGATATCCCCCTATTAATTCTTGATTAAATACCCCAAATTCAGAACAAAACACGTTGGGACAATTCCCGTAACTATCGGGGTCACTACACAGACAACATGGTTCACCATTGTCCTCACATTTGCAGGCGAAACAATCTGGGGTCTTACCACCGATGCCAGGCAATGCGCCGCAACATTCACCAGGCAAATCAAAACACGGACCGCATATTTCTTGGCACTTACTCCCACATGAGCCCGTTGGACAACTTCGACCCTGAGTCCCAGCCTCGGGTCGAAGTTGTCCTCGGCCTGACCCAAAACATGGATTTTTGCCACCACCACCGGTCCCAACTGCACCATGATGTAAACTTGCTATTCTTGCGCATGGCGTTCCGCAATCACCGGGAAGAGTACCACCCTCACCATCGGTCTCCCTATCATTACAACCATCACACATGTGGCACGGCCATGCAGTTTCACACTGCGCACAATCTTCACATTCACCATCCTGATCTGAACCACCGGAACCAGAACAACAACCTGTATTAATCCAATGAAGTTCTCCTGGTCCACCACCACCGGGCTCCTGGCCGGGAAGATCAGTCTGACCAGTACCATACAACCCACAATCTACTTGACTACCAGAAAATGATCCACCCCAAGCAGCACATGCGGCGCCGCACTGCAAAGTACCCTCAGGCCATTCTGGATCACCACAATCAACTGTACAGCAAACGCCGCCCGGTATGTCTAATGGATCAGTTTCATAATGACCACCACCCCCATTACAAACATCATCCTCCCATGACCCGGGCGCTCCGCCAGGATAATATGGATCATTAATATTATCTGGTGTCCATCCTGGCGCTTTTAAACATCTAGTATTGGTTTTCATACCATTCATACCGTCACATGCTTCCTCAGAAGTAATAATACATCTTGAACATTGTATTACTTGACCTGTATCCCTATCACAAGCACCCCAATTCACTTGACACGGAACTTTAGGGCAAACCTGACAATCATTAGGACCATCGCTACCGTCGCCGCCGCCGGAATCGGGCGTGATTCCCCCACCGCCGGGCGTGCCTCCACCATCATCCCCACCCCCGGTCGGATCGAATCCTTCACAACATACCTCACTACATAAATAATTTACTGCTGGCTCACCTTCCTCCCAGTCAATTTCACATGCTCTATTTTGCGGACTGTCTACACACTCTTGATCAACATCATCAGTCCATATTGGAGGTGCAGAGTTGTCACCACCGGGACCGTCACCAAAAACTTCTACTGTGCAGGTCTCTTGACCAGTAACACAACAACAAGTATTCCAAGACTCACCGTCTGATGAACACGCATAACAACACATACCATTATTAGGAGCCACAACGTCTTCACAATCATTTATTTGCTCACATGTAACATTTGGTCTATAATAACCTCCAGACAATGATTCACAAACAGGTTGATTTAAACCATCATAACATTCGTCAAATATTCCATCTAGATTATTGTCTACACAACATGCTCCCCCACACATAAACCCCAGTGAGTCGCATTCCATACCTATTCTAAATTCACCACCTTGTTGTTGACACTCAGAATATGATGCATCAATACACTCCATTGGATCTCCATCAATATCAGGTTCAATACAACATGCACCATGTGGACAACATTCTTCTGAAAAACCACACACACCATCGCATTGTGTATTAGTACAATCAACATCTGGTCCCAAGAATGTTCCATTATAAACATACAGACAATCGGTTTCTGTAGTAGTCCTACAGCAACATTCTGTATTTCCTTGCGTACCACAACAATTATTAGAACCACCGGATGGCCAGGTGCAATTATATTCAGTTCCTGTCAAACAACATGTTCCGAGTGTGGCTATATCATAGCAACAATCTGTATCTTCACAAGTTGTATTTGGTCCCATGAAGATACCTTCTTGTGCATGACAAGATTTTGCTGTTGAATCTACACATGTCTCTTCACTGGGAACACAACATGCTCCTGTATATATTGTATAATCACAACAATCAATTTCTCCGCAAACATTTCCTGAAACTGCAACACCACCATACACATGTTCACATATTATTTTACTTATTGGAGGAAGTCCTCTTGTTCCTCCACCAATCTCATCTCCAATACAATTTCCATCTTTACAACACGCAACTGGCTCATCACAAGGATTAACACAAATTGATCCACCAAAACAATCTGGATATATTCCTGAATCACCGGGTGGACATTCATCACATGTAATTTCTACAGGTTCTTCTAATGGAAATGGATGACCATTTTGATCTTTTGTGTAATAATAATAATCCCAAAATGAACCATTGAAATAATCACATTCCCCTGCTCCTATATTCTCTAAACAAACACCAACACCACCCCACGTTCCCCAATTACCACCTTCACTACAGCAAACGCCTCCACTATCTTGACCACAATTTTCAGCACATGTTGATAATGGATTCCAGAAGGATTCATTTAATTCTTCACATTCTGTTTCGGATATTAAATCTTTACAATTTAACTGGTTCTCGTCATCAATATAGCAACACGAACCCGAACCATATGCACTTTGACATTCTGATGTTCCGTAACCTCTTGCTGTTACAGTAGCATACCATCTGTTTCCAGCATCTCTAGACTCAAGATTTATTATGTCTGTTCCGCATGATATGTATTTTTC